GCCAGATGCAATATCAAAAGCATTCTTTACGACTCCACCATCTACAGTTAGTGTAGTTCCTGATAAAGTAGTTGATCGAGTTGTTCCAGTTACTATAAACCCAGCGGGAGCTTGTGTTGCATTTAATGCTGATGTTGATGACCCAGCTAATGTAGCATAGTTAGCAGAAGCCCAAACTATTACGCTGGAAGGTAAATTAATGTAATTTACAGCAGATACTGTTGTTGCACTAACTGTTTGAAAGTAAAAAGCCGAGTTAACAGAATCACCAGAAGCATTAATATAATTTGTATTTAGTGTGGTTAAATCCCAGTGAACCGCAGAAGCTAAGTGATTAGATACGGTAGAACTTAGTGTGTTATTGGTAGAAGATAAAACATACTGTGGGTGATCATCATCCGCTAATCCAGTCAATGCTCCGTGATCTGTAACGCCACCACCCCCAGTAGTAACGGTAGAAGCAGTCCAAACTGATCCATTATAAACTAAAACTTGGTTAGTCGTTGGTACTAGTGTAGCAGATAAAGGAGAGCTTTGGATTGCAGAAGCATTCCACTGTGCAGTTGTGTTTCCTAGATTTAAATATGTCGTTGCAGATACTGTTGTTGCACTTAGTGTCCCCGTTACAATAAAACCATTCGGAGCTTGCGCCGCATTTAGTGCAGATGTAGAACTAGTAGCTAGACCAGCAGATCCAGCACTTGTTGCATAATCAACACTAGATGGAGAAGGCGCAAAAAATATTGACATTAGACATACTCCGTTACCTGAGCAGTTCCGTTTGCACTAGCCCATATTCCGTAAATAGTATTTGTTACTATGAGTTGCTGATCTAAGAGTAAGAATGATCCTGCTGGCATTTCTATGAATGCGTTAGTTGTGGTTGCAGGACTTGTGAATGACAAGTACAATTTTTGAGTAGATGTGTTACTTATACTAAATCCTTTTCTGTTTGCGTTAGAAGCTAAGATTGTAACACTAGTTGCACTTGATAGAACCGATGCTGTTGTTGGAGTTCTAGCAGTTACGCTTGTAGGAATAGCTGTATTTGCACTAACACCTATCGGTTGTGTAAAGCTGACTGGAAGTGCTGTAGATGCGCTAACAGATAGTGTTTTTGTAATATCTACAGGAAGAGCATTAGATGCACTAACGGCAACTGTACCAGAAACTCCTACGGGCACAGTAGTTCTTACATTAAATGTGTCAGTAGAACTTACGCCAATTGGTTGTGAGAAGCTAACAGGAATGGCTGAGTTAGCACTAACAGCCACAGTGCCCGAAACTGCTACAGGTGCTGTTGTTATTACATCAAAGACATCAGTTGAACTTACACCAATAGTTTGAGAAAAGCTAACAGGTAATGCAGTGTTTGCACTTACGCCTATTGGTTGTGTAAAGCTAACTGGGAGAGCAGAGCTAGAGCTTACAGCAAGAGTTTGTGCTACTGTAACAGGTATTGATGAGTTTTTAACATTTACATCAAGGTTGCTTACTGAACTAACGCCAATAGCTTGTGATATAGAAACTGGTACTGCTGTAGCTGCACTAACGGCTACTGTCCCTGATACTCCAACAGGTGCTGTTGTTCTAACATTAAATGTATCAGTAGAGCTAACACCTATTGGCTGTGAAAAACTAACTGGAACTGCTGTTGCTGCACTGACGGCAACTGTTCCTGATACACCTACTGGAGCTACCGTTCTAACATTAAGAGTATCTGTAGAACTAACACCTAAGGTTTGAGATACACTAACGGGTAATGTTGTGGCAGAACTTACAGCGAATGTTTGAGTGGAGCTAACACCTAAAGTATTTGGAGCCGTAATTGGCATTGGATTGGATACAGATACATCAGTGGCAGTACCATCTGTACCTATGCCAATCTTAATCCGCTGATGTAATATACCACCTATATCATCGGCTGCGATGCTTACACCAACTCCCGGCGTGTATCCAATATTATCTGCCATTTAAATTACCTTATGCGTCAAATTCGTAGAATAAACCCGGTGCTGCTCCTGTGCCTGCGGTAGCACCTGTAGTTGGGAATGATGCAGGCAAGGTAGAATTATATGTATGAGTTGCATACAAGTGAGTGGTCCAAGTAGTATTTGCAGAACTAGCTGTCCCTAATATATAGTGAGCTTGGTTAGTAGACAGTCCTCTTATTACTGGAGCACCATTTGAAACCACTGCGAGCCAATATAATACTCCGGGTTTTAAAGTATAATTTATAGTCCAAGTTCTCTTTTCTGAGCTGGTAGTAGTTGTTAGCTCAGGAACTCCACTAGCCACTAATGTTCCGGGATATAACCCAGATTCACTTGTATTTTCATATAACCCCATGACAGCAGATGTTGTAGCTGCTCCTGTGGTTACATAAATTTCTATGTCTCCAATTGTTCCACCTCTTCTTGGAGACACGAATGGCATGGCAAAAATTCTATTACCAGTCATGGTAAAAGTAGCTAAGGTTACGGCTGTTAGCAATCCAGCAGCGTACCAAGCTGTGTAGTTAGTGGTTCCTGCTTTTACAAAGTCATCAATAGATGCTTCTTCTAACCACTCATAACTTAATTTGCCTGTAGATTTAGCTTTGGGGATATAACTGGCGGTAGCAGTTTCGGATATATTACCTGCTGATACTGTGCCAGTAACTGTTAAAGTACTATTAACAGTTACTGGTGATTGGAAATAGCTCTTACCCTGTACATACAATCTAGAATCAGCAGGAGCAGAATAAATGCCGGATGCAATATCAAAACTATTTTTTACTACTCCACCATCTACAGTCAATGTGGTTCCTGATAGAGATCCAAATTTACCTTGGCCTGAAACACTAACAGTCTGCACATTTGTAAATGTGCTTGTAGTTGTGCTGTAACTAATTAAGTCGCCGTTAGTAAGACCAGAAGCTAAATTAAATCCTACAATGTCGTTAATGTGAATTGGGTTAGCAACATCTATTAAGATTGATCCGTTAACAGATTGTTTTCTAGTTACAATACCCAAGAATACTTCATCATATGGTGCAGTCGGTTTTACATTAGTAAACCCACCGCTAGAAGCTAAGTATAAAATATCCCCTTCGTTGTATGCGTTAGTATTAAACTTGTATAAAGTTCCTTTAGTAAGAACATGACCAAACTCACCATTAGGAATATCATGTTCTACTACACCAATACACCTACTCAAATTTCCATTTGGAGCTATCGGTACATGGTTATTCGCTGCCGATACCGCTCCGATTAAAACATTGTCTCCCGTAGCTCCGGTCACTCTTACAGGAGTTCCTTTAGTTAGAGTTGCCCCAGTGTTATTTTTGGCTACTAATACAACGCCATAAGCTCTGTCATAATCTAAAGAATACCAATTATTTCCGTTAGCTATTACAGTAACAGATTCAGTAGGATCGTACAAACGAACTGTATTAGTCGCAGTTTGCAATGTTGCACCGGATAATGTAACTGATCTATAAGATCCACCATTATCAGTCTTAGATACTGTTATTTTTCTATCTGCATACGCAGATGCATCAGGTAAGTACAATATTACTGATGTCGTAGTCGTATCAACTAAGAAGGTATCGAAACCACCATTTATGTTTACAGAAGTGGTTGTTGCACTATTAACTGCTGACACATAGGGTCTAACATTTCTATACTCAGTTGCTGAAACTGTTGAAGCATATAAAGTGTTAACTGTTAATGTATTGTATGATATGTCACTTACTGCGATATAACTAATAGGGATTGTGTCTCCACTAGTTATTTCCCGAAGACCGGAGACTTCCCCCGCTCCGTTTCTTGATAATCCAATCGGAAGAAAATCTGCCATAATCTAATTTTACCTTATCAGCGTCTCTTTAGCTGGTCTTCCTTTTTCTCTGCTTTTTTCTGCTTTGAGCGAACTACGCTTTCTTCTTCTTCAGCCTCGTCTTCAATTTCATGAGCTTTCTCATGCTTTGCTTCGATGGCATCTTCTTCTGCATCTAGTTCTGCTTGTTCATCGTCGATGTCATCAGAATCTTCCATTTCTTCTTCTCCCTCTTCTTCTTCACCTTCTCCTTCAGGCATCTCTTCCTCGCCACCATTTCCTAGTTCGGATTGAAGTGATGCAATGATTTCTTCTAGATCAGACATTACTTTCATGTACTTATCGTCTGAAATGCCCATTTCGGTTGGCTCTGGTTTAGGTTGTAGAGCGGCCATCATTTCTTCATCTTCCATGCCCTCTTCGCCACCCATACCTTCTTCGCCTTCCTCACCCTCCATACCCTCTTCACCTTCCATCTCTTCTCCACCTTGAGGTACGGTAACATCGTCATCATCCATGCCTGTTGGAGGTGGAGGCTGTGATCCACCCATAGGTGGTTTGGGCATACCAGCGGGTGCTGCTGACTGCATAGCTTGCATTGCTGCTGCGGGATCTCCACCACCTGCTGCCGCTCCATTGATCATCTTTAAAATATCGCTAACCTTGGTCAAGTCAGTTGCGATCTTGTTAAAATCGAGATATGAACCTAGGCTCTCGTTTATGATTGTATCTTCGTATCCAGCAGCGATAAATATTTCTTGAATTACCTCGTTGCAGGAGACGGCTTCAACACCGTTCTTATGCTTGAGTGAGTCAGCCAACTCCATGAGGACTGATCTCTGAACACTCTTCTTAGGTGATATCTTTGCTAGAGTTTCAAAGATTGAAATCTGTGTATTTAGTAAACCCTTGAATGTTGCAGGCTCTTTGAGGTTTTGAATGTTGATTCCGTATCTCTCATTTAGGTGAGTGATTAAAGAATTCTTCATTGGTTTCTTCATCTCAAAGATGTAAGATGAGAACTTCTGGATATCTGTTATTGTGATATCCTTTACATTGTTTAAGTTTAGAGCGTTCTTGAATGTTTCAGTTAATTGCTTCTTACTTGCTAGTGCTAAGTAAGGAACCTCTGCAATTGCATGAGCCAAGGCTTCTATTATGACTGGCTCCTCAGAATACAACAAACCAGCTAGGCTCTGTACTCTTGGGCTAGATGCCCATACGGTATCGAAGTTAGCCTTATGCTCTAGCAATTCCTTCTTGATCAATTCGTGACGGCAAATCATTTCGTAAACAGACTTTGTGGTGTCCTCAGTAACGACAAATGAACCAGTCTCTACCAATGAATCGTAATCGTGTGTAACAATGTTGAATGCTTCTGAGATAGTTTGAGACAACCGAACCGCAGTTCTCATTTCCGCAATCTGAGATATCTTGTCCTTATGCTGCTGTAGGTAGTGAACTAGCTGTGGGGCTATCTCCAAGAAGTTCTGGAACTCTTTAGTTTCTATGATCTTAGAAGTATCATTGAAGCGATTTGATTTCTCCTCCAAGTTCTTCTTTATAGACTTGAACTTCAATCTGGACTCCCATAAGTAAAGCAAATCATCAAATGATGATTTGGCCTTCTTGTGTGAGTCTTCGTAAATGTGCTTTACGAAGGAGGATATTTTTGAATCAACCATAGAATCAAACTTGCTTTGATTCAAGAACACATCCACATCTTCCACAACTATGTCGTGGAGTGCTAGAGAGTCCTCTGTTTCAAAAGTTCCAACAATCACCTTGTTGGATTCCGTAACATAACATACGGATTTATCTTCTACATCAATCTTGAATATAGACACATTCTCTCTAAGGGAACGACCTAGATAGTCACCCAACTTAATCAACTCAGAAACAGTTTTATTGCGGTTTTCAAATAAATTATCAAACATAAGGACTCCTAAAATGTTATAGCCTATCAACTTGTATATAGGTTACTATTTATCCAACATTTTTAACTTTGTGTTATATTTTTTAATAATTCTATCAAAAATCAATACTTTTTCCATATTTTCGTTAATTAGGCTTTGATTTTTGAGAGTATGTAAGGTATCTATGGATTCTTGTGGGGGAGCCGTTGGGGGCATATTCTCCGCACTTTCGATTCCATTAGGTGGTTGCGATCCCATAGGAGGCCCCCCACCAGCTTCAGGAGGAGGTGCTCCACCCATAGCATCAGCCCCACCCTGTGCCTGCATTTGCTGTTGCATAGCCATGGCTTGCTGTTCTTCCATCTGGGCTTTCATCTCTTCCTTCATTTTCTTTATTTCGTTGTCAGTAAACTCGAAATACTCCTTGTAGAGGTAATCATCTGGGAATAGCTGTAACCCTTTAACTGCCTGAACTACACGGATTTTCTGTTCATCGACATCAAGTCTACGCTTGGTAAACATGTCTGATGGGTCAGGCAACTTAATTTTAACAGAGTTAATTTCTGTTTGTGGGTACTTTAAGATGGCTAAGTGCCGTTTGGCTATGGTTTCTAGGCCAATCTCTACTTCGTGTTGTACCCGCATGATTACGCGAGCAAACTTAACATCTAGCTGAGATAGGTTTGCTTTACGCTCTGGGGACTTGTCATGCTCTACAACATAGTCTTTGGGAACCTTCAAACATGCTAAAACCTTATCTCTAAAGTACTTAACATCGTCAACTTCGCCCAAGTTCTGTGCTCCGGGCAAGGTTTCAATACGAGTATCTCTGTCGCCTCTGTGTGGAACGAAGAAGTCCTCATCCATGGACATTGGGTTGTACTTCTCGTCTATTGTGCCGTTAGCAGAGTTGTAATACTTCTCTTTCTTAAACTTTTGCTTTAGCTTTTCTACGAATGCTTCAGCCTTACCTGTTGGTAAACTTCCGACATTAACATAGAATATTCTACGCTCGGGTGCGCGTGAGAGGCGGTAAATAAGCATTGCGTCTTCCATCAACTTAAGTGAACGGAATACTCTGATTGCAAATGCTGCTATAGACTTACCATATGGATAATACTTAGGGTCAGAGGTATGCAAACGGAAGTGGACGAGTTGGTTCTTGTCCAAGCCCATGTACTGGCTCTTTTCCATAGCTGTAGATTGGAATCCGAAAGAGTTCCAAGAACCACTATTCTTCTGTGGTATTTCCTGCAAGAAGTCAGTTAGATACCCGTATTCGTTTTCTACACGAATGATATAGTTAGGGTTTAAAATCTTTATTCTTTGGACACCTGCGGTAGGGTTGTTTAAGTCCATTACTAATTCTACGAAACAATCACCATACTTTACTGTGTTTCTAGTAATGTCCCAATAGTGACGGTCTAGCTTAATTTTATTAAATAAACGCTCGATCTCTTTTATTGTTTTCTGTGAGTCGGCATCAACACGCCACCGTCTGTTTTTGGTATCTCGTTGGGTGCAATCGTCTGCGTAAATATCAAACGCTGCTCCGACCTCAGGATATTCATCCATCGACTCAAACTGAGAATATCTGTTCTTTCTGTTATTCTCTAGTTCTGGGATGAACGGGCTTCTAATGATCGAAGGAGTGCCACCCGGGTTTTGACGAACAACATTTGGGTTTATGATTGTATCGCCACCCAAAGGATGGATAGGAGTAGGATTATTCTCATCCGACTGTTGTGATACATACGGAGCAGCTTTAGTAGCAAAGTATCTGCCCCACCACTTACCGAATACGCCTAGTGGGTTAAACCAAGGTGTTGCTGCTGCGGAAGAGTTTGGATTACCAAACGCTGTCTCACCCATTTCATTTAATTTTTGCCTAGAATCCATTTAACTTCCTCTAAAGGTAATCCTTTAAAATATTTTGCAGACGCATCTCGTCTATCTGATATAGAAAGAGGCTCTGGAGAGTTTGGTTTAAGTTTGCTTACAATACTCGGAGAAGTTGCGATTAGCCTGTTAAGTCCATGCACTGCAAGTTTTAATGCAGAGATTAAATCGTCATGGTGTCCTTTAGCAGCTTCAACCTTCCCGCTTTCATTAATCTCAAACGCTAGTAATTCTTTTACTAATCTATCTGAGTTGATTGTTACTTTTCTGTTACGCACGAACTCTTCCATGTCGGAGAGTATGACCTCGTTGTTTGTAGCAGTAATGTTAATTCCCATTTGATTTCTATCATCCATCCAAATGTTTTCGTATTCTTGCCGTTCAAACAATTCGTTTACTAAGTTTGCTCCAATACCATTCCGCTCAGGAACAATCTTACACATATTGTAATAAATCCCCTCGCGTGCGACTATCTCTGCAAACTCGTTAATAGGAGTCTTGTTAGAATAAAACTCAGCTACTTGCTCTCCATTGTACGCATTTAATATTACGAATGAAGAATAATCTAGCTCTCGTCCAAGAGCAGTGTCCACACCCATAACATAATCATGATATGGAACAGGCTCCTTCCAAATTCGCATACGGCCTTGATATTTTGTATCATATGTCTGCTTAACATTCTCATGTAAAAACTGTAAGGATTCGCCATCAATGTAAGTAGATCCAGTACCTAGGAATTCCTTCTCGTACTCCTGTCTCCAACGCTTAAGGCCAATGTTCTTCTTGGTGATTTCCTCAAAACGAGTAACATCGTACTTCTTATCCTTCTCACGGATGAACTCATACAACCACTCATACTTTTCATTGTACTTATATTGAGGATGCTCCCACCAATCAATCTCTATGAGGTTGAATTCGTTTCTTCCTGCTCTAGCTTCCTGATAAGTATTAAAATACCAATTACCCATACCATTAACGGTAGATAACACAAATACACGACCACCTGTAGAAATGATTGGATAAACTGCTGCCCAAATGTCATCAATGTGTTCAATGAATGCCGCCTCGTCGATCATCAAGAAATAAGAAGCTAGTGAACGGCCTGATGTCTTTTTAGCCGGACGAGCTTTAATTTTATTACCGTTTGATAACTCTAATGTGTGCTTGTTGTCTCCACCACGAATAATCTTGGGTTGCATCCAAGGTGGAAGCTCGTCATACATAATTTTAATTCTAGACAAGATTTCAATTGATTCGGTATCACCAATAGAAAGAATAGTAATCGTCTTATTCTTTTGGAATACTGCCATGTGCATGATATAAGCACAACCAATCGTAGTACATCCTGCCTGTCTAAACTTGCGAAGGAAATTAAAGCGATTATGTTCTAGATCATCAATAATCCGCTCTTGAAATGGGAACAAATCAAAATTAATTAAACCTAGTAGCTGATGTTCAACTTTAATATAGTTACGGATAAAATACTTAACATCGTTCTTACACTTAAGGAATTCTTCCTTAAGCTCTTCCTTCGTCATGTCTTTCCAAGATTTCTTTTTTGGTTCCGGTAACATAATTAATTTTAACTCGCCATTACTATAATAGGATATATGAATAAAATAAATTACTTTGCTTTAATACCTACTAAAAGTAATGAACTTAAACAAATAACTAAAGATCTACTATCTTATTTAGCTAGTATAGGTATAGAGGTAATATTATTACCCAATAAAAAGTCTATATTTAGTGCTTATGAGCAAGGTTTAAAATTAATTGAGGACAAAAAACCTCAACCTAACGATGTAGTTATTTTATGTCATGACGACATAGAAATCATAAACAAGCCTGATCATTTTAAACAACAACTGAATCTTATTGCTCATAACGATCAGATTGGGTTTACTGGGCCTGCTGGAACTACGCTTCTAGGACCAGATTCTGTATGGTGGGATCATGCTAGATGGCAACAAGGACATCACAGCGGGTTTGTATTCCATGGTAACAAATTTGATTACCACACCACCTATTATGGTGAGTACCGTAGAGTAGTAGTGTTAGATGGTCTGTTCCTAGCTGCTAAGTACGAAACACTAAAAAAGATCAATATCTCTAGACCAGATACTTTTGAAGGTCTATGGGACTTCTACGACCTCTACTACACAATGCAAGCTCATAAGCTAGGTCTACACAACAAAACACTCCCATTCCTAGTCAGGCACGAATCAATGGGAGAATTAGCAGGACGCGATTCATGGCATAAGAACCGTGAAGCGTTTATCAAGATGTACCAACTACCGGAGAAAATCTAATGGATATACTACTAATGTTTATACTGTTCTGTTACGGGATCGCAGCCACTATCTCGGTTGGAAAGATATTCCAACCACTAAGAGAATGGGTAAAGGCCCGGTCAGAATGGGGTTACAAGTTTATTAAGTGCCCCATGTGCCTGTCCTTCTGGATCGGCTTGCTAACAACCCAAGTACTGTCGGGATACCCAGATCTTATGTATATCCCCACACCTATCCACTTCTACAACGCATTCATCGCTGTAGCAGGCTCGTTCATCCTACACGCATTGGTTTGGAGATTGGCTTTGAAAGATAAGGATTTCTAATTAAAACGGCCCTAGTTAGAACTTAAACTAACTAGGGCCATCTACTGCATCCCCGACTGCAACGAGCTACAGGGCGAAGCATATATTGAACTGAAGTCCAAATAGGCATAAGATTTTTACCCCCTTCTCTTCTATTATATACCAGTCTCAATCACCAAGAAAGAAAAAATCATGTATACACCCAAGCCAATCAATTTCAGTATCATCCGTAAGAAAAAAGATAATTATAACTGGTACTCGGTCGCCATGGAACATAATGGCAACTTCTACATCCTAAAAGAGTACTCCAAGTCCAAGGCTCGCGCTATGGACTACATCCGAAAGATTAGAACCGGATCCTATAAAACCATCCCTACCCAAACCATTGAAAATGCATGAGTTCCTAACAACTCTAGGTGCTGTCTTCATGGTTACTTGGATATTCGTAACCATTTGGATCATCGCTTGCTACCTAGCCGAAAAGAAAGATGGATGAAAACCCTGAAGACTTCGAGTTCTACCAAGTCCTTGCCGCTCGTAAGGATGATCTAAAACAGTCTCCTGTCTTCACAAAAATCTTTAAACTACCCAAAAATACCGTAGATTGGCTTGTTGACCTCGCCTGCTACGGTATCGCCTTTCGTGATGGTTACATTGATCCAAACCTCCATATACTACACAAAGCTAAATGGGACCCTACTAAGTCCGTTTGGATAGGGTTGAAACTAGACAAAACTTGAAAATAACTAGATGGGACCCGTGTGATCCCTATTACACTAATCAAAATAACCTTCAACCTCCTACATGGGACCCGTAAGTTTTTTAAACTTTTCGGAATTAATCTATAATGATCACCGGAGTCCCTAAGGTTTTTTTATTTTTTTTGGAGATGTTTTTTTTGTTAGGAGTCCCTACCGTACCGGATATGGAGGCGGCGCGGCTTCGCGGATGGGACCCTAAGCGTCAAATCCTCCGGTGAGCTTCGTGCAGGATGCCACAATGACAGTCATCGCCCGAAGGGCGCAAAATCGTCGTAAGTACTTATACACTAAGCACTTACAATCGAAAAAAATCTTGGAAAAGTATTGACCCAACCCCTACCCTAGCCGATAATACTACCATGCAAACGAAAATCGTATGTGCCGTGTGCGGAGAAGAGACGGGAGGCAAGCCCACCTATAGCCTATATGGTAGCGTCCATAAGTGGGGGCCGACCGATCACAAGTTCGAGCCTAAGGAAATTGCAATCGAGGAGGAAAAGCAATGAAACACCTACTAGCCCTAGCCGTCGCGCTAATCCTCTCTACAGTAGCCCACGCCGATCCTAAGGGCTTGCGTGAGTTCCTCGATGCTATTCGATACGCTGAGACGGGTGGGATGAAAGATAATGGAATCGGAGCTAAGGGCGACAATGGGCAATCCTATGGCCCTTACCAGATTCAAAAAGCCTATTGGCAAGATTCCAAGCTCAAAGGCACATGGGAGCAATGCCTCACCGATAAGGACTACAGCGAAAAGGTAATGATCGCATATTGGAAACGCTATTGCCCCACAGCGTTTGAAGCAGGCGATTGGGAAGTCCTAGCCCGTATTCACAATGGTGGCCCTCGTGGGCATCTCAAAAAAGCTACTGTAAAATACTGGGAAAAGGTAAAGAATAGGGTGGACTTTGTCCGAAAGTTTAGAGAGATCACCAGCACGAAGAAATAACATGAGCGACCTTATCATCGAAATCAAAGAACACACGGACAATCGGGGCGTGAAGTACTATACACTCCACGAGCTATTGTCCATCCACAAGGGCAATATGTACTGGTACGATTGGGAAGACCGCTTCTACTCGTGGTACGCTGCAAATAGCGCACGGCAGGAAGCAATCCAAAAGGCCCTAAAGGAAAATAAGAATAAACTTAGCGGTATTCGGATTACTTGATAAATGAAAGGTTAGCCTGCCAATATGGCAGCTTTCGCCCTTCGGGCGCAAAAACGCCCTAAGTACTTATACAATAAGCACTTAGAATCGAAAGAAAATCATAGAATGTGTTTGCAAGTCACCTGTGGGAGGGTATAATACGCACATGGAAACGAAACGACAGCACAAGCAAACGGTGGTGATCCTCAGCGGCCTTCGCGTGTATGTGAACTTCTACGCATACGATAGCGAGGTCGATGAGATCTGGGAGTATATGTTCGACGGTGTCCATGATGAAAAGGAAGCTAAGAAGAAAGGCGTAGACCTCGATGCACCCGAGGACTATGTGGACATGATTCAGGAGGAAGATATCCTAGAAGCCCTCAACGATTCGGAATCGCAAGACTGGGAAGATATGGACTGACCCGAAATCCCCAAAAGGTTGAGAGCCTGCCAATATGGCAGCTTTCGCCCGAAGGGCGCAAAATGGTCGTAAGTACTTATATACTAAGCACTTAGGATCGAAAAAAAATCTAGAAATGTGTTTGCAATCTATCCAGAGGAAGGTATAATACGCACATGAACAGCAAGTACCTGATCGACAATGACGAAGCCGACTTTAGCAAGTTCGTATCGGACAACGCACCGAAAGGCTGGATCTTCGCCTACAAGAATGCATCTAATGAGTGGATGAATGAGGGCAGGTTATTTGCGGATAAGTTGGAAGCTAAGAAAGCTGCTTCTCGCCTGATTCGCAACTATGCAGACTATTTCAGAAATACCGATTTCATGTTTGCATTCGTGCAGGACTGACGCTATCATCCCACCCATGGATCACCTAGACGAAGTGAGAGATACAATGCTGCAAATCAAAACGAAAACCCACAAGTACGCAGTCGAGTGGCTCCCCGAATCAGAGGAGTGGACTGGCTCACAGTTGACCGCAGCCTATGGTAAGGATGCGGAAAAGATCATCCAGAAAATCATTGAACAGAGCGAAAAGAAAGAACCTTTCTGGAATCTGTTTGGTGGTACTGTGGAACTAACTAACGGCAACCGCTACCAAGTATTTGCGAAAGGAAAAGCATGAAAGCGCACATCCGAGAAGTGGAACATAACGGGGTTACAATGTGGACTGTCCAAGTCTATACTCACAGGGATGAGGCGCGAGAGCGTTTCACATTCAAAACCCGTGAGGCAGCTACCAAGTGGATCGAAGAGTTTGCAAGATCTTTTCCGAAAAGTTCATTCGTACAGTATACCGTGGATTATACGGTAGCCTAAGTACTAAGTCTGTAATGGGTTAGGAGCCTGCCATCTTGGCAGGTTTCGCCCTACGGGCGCAAAAACGCCCTAAGTACTTATAAACTAAGCACTTAGAATCGAAAGAAAATCACAGAATCTGTTTGCAAGCTATTGCAGGCATAGTATAATACGCACATGAGCTACAAGCTACAAAAGCCCTCGTACTACCGCCTCCAGACTGATATGTCTGACCGATTGTTTCGGACTTGCTGGCGGGTATATCGAAACTATTTGCGAGATAGTATCGACAACCCCCAATCGGATAGCGATGTCCTAGATTGGCTGGATCAGATTGCTAGTGAGCGCGTAAATGATTCTAGCTCCACATTTTACTTGCGCGGCTAAAAAATCCTAAAATCCCCTTGCAAACCTCAAAACAAAAGGTATAATACGCACATGAACCACGACATCGACCCCTTCGACGACATCTCCTGCGAAGAATCCATCCCCGAGTACTGGGAGGGTAGCCCTGAGCCTGAGCCGCTCTCGGAAGCCGATCTCGAAGCTCAATCGAAGGCCCATCTTGAAGCCCGTACAGGCGAGTGGGAAATCGAGGCGGCTCGTGAAACCCTCAGGGAAATGATGGCTTTTATCGAAAGCCTGAAAGAGCCTAAGCAGTAACCTAGAGAAAGGCTATAAGCCTGCCAATATGGCAGCTTTCGCCCTTCGGGCGCAAAAACGCCGTAAGTACTTATACACTAAGCACTTATGAACGAAAAAAAATCTAAGAATCTTGTTGCTTTTGTTCCACGGATAGCCGATACTACACACATGGAAACTAGTGAAAAGAACTTCGTGCGAGGCTTTGCCATCGTGTGCGCTATCATGGCGACGATGATCGTGGGAGTCTACTGGATCGAGCAAAATACCAAGTCGCAATCGTGCGAGTGTAAGTGCTTTGATGCTGGGTACTTGCAAGCGTGCGAAGATTTCCAGAATCTTCTGGACAAGTGACCCGCGAAAGGTTACAATAGGCACATGATCAGTAACGAAGTAATCGACCTTCTAAAGCTGCAAACGGAATCCCTAGCCCTAGCCCGAAAGATGAAAGAGCGGTGGCCGTTTGCAGATGAAGAGGAACGCGCTAAACTACTCGCGGACTATATCGAAAGCAGGCGTAAACTTCCCCGCCTAGAAAACGGGAAGCATCTCGGACACTCTGAAGCACACAACGAAGGCCGCTAATATGTACTACACAAAAGAGCAACAAATCGAGCGCATCGTCCTAGACTACTGTGAGGCGGCAGCAAATGCTACCCTGCAAGTCGTAAAGAGCACGGACAAAATCTCGCACGCAGGCACGACCTTGTCCGATAAAGAGCGCAAAGTCTTTGCCACGGGTGTGATGTGTATGATGGACGGAATCAAGGAACATCTACTGCCAAAAATCAAGGAGGCACTCAAGGAAAATCCTCGGCATTTTGAAAATCTAAACTGAGCTAGTCCAACGGGTTGGGAGCCTGCCAATATGGCAGCTTTCGCCCGAAGGGCGCAAAATCGCCCTAAGTACTTATACACTAAGCACTTAGGGTGAAAAGTTTTTTCAAGATTTCCTGTTTTTCTCTTGACAGCACCGCAACCCCTTATGCAGCAAGCACTTAGGGGAACTTGCAAGATTCCATCGAAAACCTAGGTTTGTAGCTTGCACACGCTAGATTGCACGGTATAATGTACGCATGAACACTACCTTCCTGACCCGCGACGATGTCGCCGCTGTTACCCCGTCCGCAATCGCAACCTCGCACGATGGCCGTCGATCCGACCGCTACCGCTTCGTTCCCACCGTCGAAATCATCGACAGCATGGAAGCCAACGGCTGGGGCGTTGCTCGCATCCGTGCCCCTAAGTCGCGCACTAGCCTCTCCCGTGAGTTTGGCTTGCATCAACTGGAGTTTCAAGATCGAAACGCAGTTGGCATTGCTGACCCTCGGCAGCAAGGAAATCCCATTTTCCCCCGTATTCACATCATCAACTCCCACAATGGCACTAGCCGTTTCGAGGTGCTGGCTGGCCTGTACGCTATGGTATGTTCCAACGGTTTGATGGTATCCGCTGGCAGCGTTGGTGAGTTTAGCGTGCGCCACAATGCAAGTTTCAATGCAGAGGAAGCGCACCGTATCATCGGGGAGTTCCGTGAGCGCATGGGCACGCTGGCTGAGGCCGTCGATAAGTGGAGCAGCGTCCAACTTGATCGTGAGCAGGCTACGCAGTTCGCAATCGCCGCCGCTCGCATCCGTTGGAATAAGTCCGACGATGCGATGCCCGAACCCGTCTCCCTACTCCAAGCGAACCGCCTAGTAGATGCTGGGGACGATCTTTGGCGCACATTCAACCGTGTGCAAGAAAACCTTATCGGCGGGGGCTTCAAGCGTTCGCGCCGTGTGGCGCGTAAGGTATCGCAACTCCGCGAGTCCAACCGCATCAACTCCGAGCTTTGGGATCTCGCAAGCCAGACCGCGCTAGCTCTCAGCTAGTCGCAAGTCTAGAAGATTCCGAAAAATCCAAAACGCCTAACCTCTTGAAAAACAAGGGGTTAGGCTACTGCCATATTGGCAGGTTTCGCCCTTCGGGCGCAAAAACGCCGTAAGTACTTATATACTAAGCACTTGTGAACGAAAAAAAATCTAGGATTCTTGTTGATTCTGTTTGATGGCTGGCCGATACTTACAGTATGAATCTAACGCAGCAAGCGCACGCAGAGGCCCGTACCCTCTACCCTAAGTCTCGGAAGGGATCGGACTACACCTCTAGAGTGTTGAAGGCTTCCTCTAATATCAAGCTAGGCCGTGTCATGCGTAAGATCTGGCCCGATGCTAAGATCCTTACCCTAACGCTCGAAGAGCGGAAGACCTGCCCTTCGGATTGTGCGATGTGGTCGAAGTGCTACGGGGACAATATGCCCTTCGCACACCGTATGAGTATGCCCGAAGATGAACTAATCGGACGCATTGAGCGTGAGGTGAAAAGTGAAAAGGGTACTATCGCCGTGCGTCTCCATGTGCTGGGGGACTTCTTCTCCCCAATGTATGTTGCATTCTGGGGCTATATGATGGCGCGATATGATCACTTGCGCGTTTGGGGTTACACGGCTCACCAACCGAGCAGCGAGATCGGGCGCGAGATTGTGCGCCTCAATAAAGTCTATTCTGGCCGATTCCTAGTGCGCTTCTCGAATCAGCCCAAGGCCATTGACGAAGAGGGCGTGTACACTTGCGCGGTCGATGATGCGGACGGCGACTATGTTACCTGCCCTGAGCAGCTTGGCAAGGTCGAAGATTGCGGCTCGTGTGGCCTGTGCATGAATCCGAAAGTCAAGAAGGGAATCCGTTTTCTGCGCCACTAATCGCCTCCCTAAGTGCTTAGTATATAAGTACTTAGGGCGATTTTGCGCCCGAAGGGCGAAACCTGCCATTTTGGCATACAGCTCGAAGCAAGTCAAGAAAAAACTCGGATCCTATGGTAAGGGATATGCTAAAGCAAGCTCCTAGGGTAAAAGCGAGTTCCTACCATGAATGCAAGCTCCTAGGGTAAAAGCGAGTTCCTAGTAGGGTAGGAGTTCACAAATAAGCTAAGATTTTATTGGGGGGAACCTATGATATGGGATGGATAAGAAAGTCAAGGTACTAAGTCAAAAGATATCGGTCTTGAATGGCAGTATGCAAGCTATTGAATCAATGTTAGCCAAGGTTCCGAATAATAGTAGGATGTTAGAACTAGCTCATAGTTACTTAGATTTAGTATACGATGAGAAGGTTAAGGTTATGAATGAATATAAACAAACCCTAGATAAGCCTTGACTTTAATATCAATGCTTCTAGGGCTTTGACTTTTAGCTTTGACTCTTTTATATGAGAGCTAGCTTTGACTTTTATTTAGAGTTTAGGCTTTGACTCTTTTATATGTTAGTTGTGGCCTCCAGTTAGGCTTTGACTTTCATATACACTATATGTTGTGGTAGGGGGGTATGAAACCTTGGGAAAAGCGTAAACCAAACTTTACAACACCACTATATGTTGTGGTTTGGTTTACGCTTTGACTCTTTTCTATTCGATATTTATCTCTTTGACTCTCGGATAAGTTATGTTTCTAAGGTTATGGAACGCATTAACAGCATCCCATTCAAAGTTTTGTTTCATAATCTCTTTGACTTTTTCCTCATGGGCATTTAAATCCATCCAATCTTTCATATCAAACTCCCATTCATATGTAATTTGCACTTTGACTTTCTTGTTTTGGGAACTTTTGTTCATAATTTGCTTTGACTTTTGTTTGAAGTGTTGCTTTTTGCAACAGGTATGATGCTTTTTTTAACGGGTAAGGCCAAAAACCTAACTTTGACTTTCTTTGACTTTTATTTACTTTAGAGGGTAAATATCATCCCAAATATCCAAGAATTCTTGCATATTATTCACTTTGACTTTTACCTCAATAGGTTCAGCTAGTTCTAACTTACTTTGACTTTTATCATTATTAGAATTATCTTGCCCTTTGCTTACCTTGCCATCTTCAACTCCAGCTTCATAGATTAGCAGGTTTTGTAGACCAGTAGGATCCTTTGGTTTAGAATCTTTAGCTCCAGTCTCATGGAATAGCAGATCATTGTACATTTGCTTATACTTGATGTACATTGAATGGTAGTAGTCAGATTCTTTGCTTACCGTCTCTAAGTCTTTATTGAGCTTATCTACCATCTTGATAAGGTTATCAACAGACTTTTGTAGGATGTATTCTTGTGTATCGTTCATTTGATATCCTTTAGCTTATTGGCTACTTCTTCTAGTTTGGCTAGTTTCTTACCTAGGATGTTACATACTTCCTCTACAGGCATCTGGTCTTTAATTCTTTCTGGGAACTTATTTTCGATGTAGTCCAGACACTTGTGCATATCTTCCATTGAGTTGAATGTTAGGGTTACATAGTCTCCCCCTATCCACCAACTAAATGTGTAT